TGTACCGAAATGTACCGAAACGTACCGATTTGTACCGAAGCAAACCCTCTCTGATGTACCGAAACGTACCGAAAGGGTATATAAACCCTTCGGGTTTCGGTACAAAAAAGGTTTCGGTACACAGCGGCGAGTTTTTGAGTGTTTTTAAGGAGAATTGAGATGAGATCAAAAAAGGTAAAAATGTGGTGCGGAAATCCACCAGATGATCAGATGTGGAGCAAGGTTTGTGATCTGGGAAAGTTTGAGGGAATCGGTTGGGAGATGTATTCCAAAGTGCCTGATGCTGACAGTCCGTGGCAAAGTTTTAAGTTGGTAGCTGATGGCGTAGTGCCAGGCAAAGCAAATTACAGACTTGCATGGAACGGGGAAAGGTTTGCCGTGCATCCACATGTTGAGTTGCTTCAAGAGTTTAGACCAGCACTGGCCAAGGCGGTTTTGAAAGTGTTGGACAAGGCCGTTGCATGATCGAAGTTGAAATGGACATGAAGATCGTGTCCGTGGCTAACATGAGATTGCATTGGGCAGCCAAAGCACGGTTGACCAAAAGCCAGCGGCAAAAGACTAGGATGGCCCTGGCAGCTGTCGCACAGTCCTTTGGCGTTGAGATACTGCCGGTGACCGTGATGCTCACCAGAGTGGCGCCAAGGAAGCTGGATGGGGATAACCTTCAGTCTGGCTTCAAAGCGGTCAGGGATGGCGTTGCTGACTGGCTTGGCGTAGATGACGGCAGCGACATGATCGAATGGCAGTACAACCAAAGGTCTGGTGGCCCGAAAGTGTACAAGGTTGAGATCGAGGTGATAACATGACGGTGTGCGCAGTTGCCATTGCCGCACCTTTGAGGGAAAGTACCGTTGGTGTGAGTACCTCGCTTTTTTTAGGAGTTTACAAGTGACTGAAAACTTGGTGTCAGAAATGACAGTGCAGAAACATCCTGGTGGCCGGCCTGTCGTGTTTGGCATTGATAACCCATGTTGGCAAACCATGTGCCAGCAGATCGCAGAAGGCAAAAGTTTAAGCAGCGTGCTTAGATCTAATGATGGGATGCCTTCGTACCATTGCGTCATGTTGATGATTAAGAACAACCCTGAGTTTCGGGGAATGTATGAGAAGGCCATTGAGAGCCGCGCAGACCGCTTGGCTGAAGAAATCCTTGAACTGGCTGACGAACAGATGCCAGAAGGCTTAGAAGGCCCGTTAGCAAGTGCTTGGGTACAACAAAAGCGTATGCAAGTCGATGCGCGTAAGTGGGTGGCTTCAAAACTCAAGCCAAAGGTTTACGGTGATCGCATTGATGTGGCGGTGACTGACAACCGGATCAGCGTGATGGATGCCTTAAAAGACGCAAAGCAGCGTGTGTTACGAGATGACAGCAATGTCGTGGATGCAGAGGTTAAAGAGGCGTGAAGCAAGGTTATGCGCTTTTTGCATAGATTTTTGCGAACTACGCACGCGCGCCGACACGTTGCGCAGACGCAACAAAAAGAAGGCTCGGAAAGCAGAAAATACGTTTCTACTTTATACAGTGTCCATTATGTTAAGTTGACCCCGAGTTATCCACAGAATTTAGAGTGCTTGGGTATTACAGTTTGAGTTATGCACAGGCAACTGTGGACAACTGTGGATAAAACCCTGTGGACAACGCCTACGGCCACCGCCCAGCGGCCAGAGGGGAGGGGGTAGGGCCGGCGCGAAAGGGCCGCGGGAACGGTAGCCCCGCGCACATTTTTTATTTTTATTTTTTAAAAAAATGATTTAACATCTGCCCCATGCCAATCAACAACGCATTGACCCCTGAAGGCTTAAACGCGCTAGGTGCGGCGTTTGGCTTTTACCCGCAACTGCGGCGTAACCGCACGGTGCAAGACCCCCGCGCCGCGCTCGATATGCCGGTGCAGGCACTCAGAGGCAGGGTTGCCGCAACGGCTGGTATGCCGTCTGACATATTGAACATGCTGCGCACACCCTTGCCAATGGAGATGTACGGCGACACAGACTACGGCCCACAGACGCAAGTGCCATATGGCTCGCAAGAATTACTTAAGACTTTGCCTTTGGCGCCTCAAGGCCCAGCCCAGCAGGCCGCGGCCAATCTAGGCGCACTGGCGCCAATGACACCCATGGAAGCATTGCAGGCCGCGAGGTTGGCAAGGCAGGCAGCGTTGGCTGGCAAGGGTTTGCCAATTGGTTTGTCTACAGAAGCTGTAGGTGGAATGGGTTTCTTGCGCCCTGGTGTAGCACCACAAGAAGAAGCTTTACGTCTGGCGCAACAAAGAGCGGCACAAATTGGTCAATCAGCAAATTCTGAAACAAGAATGTTGCAACAAGGATTTGAGCCTAACTGGTATCACGGATCAACTGGTGACATTACAAGTTTTAGGCGAGATTTGCTTGGCGAAGCTACTGGCGCGGCAAGTGCAAAGAAAGGTTTTTTCTTTGCCCGTGATCCACAAAACCCTCCTGCGTCAATGTTGAACAATGTTAAAGACAAAGAGGTATTGCAATTTCTTCAACAAGGAGGATTAAGTCCAGAAGAAATAGCTCAATCAGCTTCAATGAAAGGCCATGGTGCTGAAACTGCATCTGGTTATGCGCAAATTGGTGGCTCAAGAGAATATCGAGAAGCTACACGCAAAGCCAAATCTGCTGAAAAACGTGGTGATTGGAATGAATATGAAAAACAAATGCAAATTGCTGAAGATTCTGAAATAAACAGGATGAATTATGCGCAAGGTGTAGTCGCTAAGTACGGTGATGCTAGAGACACAATGACTGAAAAAATTAATCAAACTTTTTATAGTTTGCAACATCCTCAAGCGCAGGCAGAATTATTAGATAAAAAATACAAAGAACTTATGCCATATGGTTGGTATAACATGTATACGGATAAACAATTTAATAATTTAAAAAATGAAATAACTAAATTGGTTGGTAAAGATGCGGCCACGCCAGCGTTAAAAGAGATTGATAAATTTAAATCAATTAGAGCAGAAAGAATGTTAACAGAAAAAACGCAAGAAGGCGGAAATGTAATGCCTGTAGCGTTGCGCTATAAAAACCCGTTAGTGCATGATTTTGCTGGCAATGCGTATAGAGAGCAAACTTACTCAGATTTGGTTGACCAAGCATTAAAAGGTGGGCATGACGCTTTGATTTTGAAAAACACGTTTGATCCTGGCGGTGGGCCGGCTAAATTGGTTGATGTTGGTGTTGTGTTTAGCCCAGATCAAATTCGTTCACGTTTTGCAGCCTTTGATCCTTTGAGAAAAACTGCTGCTACAGCTGCCGCTGCTGGTTTGGCAGCGCCAGACTTATTGGCTGCCCAACAACAAGACGCATATTCACAAAACGAATTGCGTAAATTTATGCGCCAAAGTGGCCGTTAATGCAAACCACGATCTACAAGCCCGAAGACGAACAAGAGTTGATGGCCACGCTGTGGACGCCGGCCATTGCCGATGACCCAGAGGCGTTTGTGCTGTTTGCCTTTCCTTGGGGCCAAGAGAACACGCCCCTGGCCAACTTCAAGGGGCCGCGCAAATGGCAGCGCGAAGTCCTAAGAGAAATCACCCAGCACATCAAAAACAACCAGGGCAAGATAGACTTCAACACTTTGCGCAGTGCGGTGTCTTCTGGCCGTGGTATTGGCAAATCGGCCCTCGTGTCCTGGCTCACTATCTGGATGTTGTCCACCCGCATAGGTTCAACAACGATCATCTCGGCCAACTCAGAAGCCCAGCTGCGTGCGGTGACATGGGCCGAGATCACAAAGTGGTTGGCCATGAGCATCAACAGTCACTGGTTTGAGGTGGCAGCCACGAAGATCACGCCGGCAACGTGGTTGACTGAACTGGTTGAGAAAGACTTGAAAAAAGGCACAAGGTATTGGGCTGTTGAAGGCCGGCTGTGGTCAGCAGAGAACCCAGATGCTTACGCTGGTGTCCACAACTTTGATGGTGTGATGGTGATCTTTGATGAGGCGTCTGGTATTGACGATTCGATTTGGGCTGTGACGGCTGGTTTTTTTACGGAAAACACACCGAACCGCCTTTGGCTGGCTTTTTCCAATCCACGCCGAAACACCGGCTACTTTTATGAGTGCTTTAACTCTAAGCGCGACTTCTGGTCAAACAAGGTGGTGGATGCCAGAACCGTGGAAGGCACTGACAAGGCCGTATACCAGAACATCATTGACGAATACGGCCCAGACTCAAGCCAGGCACACGTTGAGGTCTATGGCATGTTTCCATCTGAGGGCGATGACCAGTTTATTCCGGCTGACATTGTGGATGAGGCGATGAGCAGACCCAAATACAAAGACCAAAGCGCCCCCATCATCATTGGAGTTGACCCTGCACGCTTTGGCGCTGATGCTACGGTGATTGCAGTGCGCCAAGGGCGCGACATTGTGCGCATTGACCGCCATCGAGGTGATGACACCATGACGGTGGTTGGCCACATCATTGAGGCCATGGAAGAATTCAAGCCTGCGATGGTAGTGATCGACGAAGGCGGGCTTGGCGCCGGCATTGTTGACCGTTTGAAGGAACAAAGGTACAAAATCAAAGGTGTCAACTTTGGCAATAAATCAGCAAATCCGATCATGTATGGCAATAAAAGGGCCGAAATGTGGGGAAAAATGAAGGATTGGCTGAGAACGGCAAGCATTCCAAAAGATAGGTTCTTGAAAACTGATTTGGTATCGCCTATGATCAAGCCAGATTCAAGGGGCACTATATTTTTGGAGTCAAAGAAGGACATGAAGGCACGCGGTTTGGCCAGTCCTGACGCAGCTGATGCAATATGCGTGACGTTTGCGTTTCCTGTGGCTCATAGGGAATATACTGCGAGGGAAACAAGCCGCAAGTACACTGACAGATCGGCGGTTGCAACTTCATGGATGGGAAGTTAGATGGCTACAAAGAAAAATGTTTCTCTAAGCGTTGGTCGCGGTGAAAAGTTGCCGGTGTCTAAAGGTGCTGGCTTGACCGAGAAGGGCCGCGCTAAGTACAATGCCGCCACTGGCAGCAACCTTAAAGCGCCAGCGCCTAACCCCAAGACCAAGGCAGACCAAGGTCGCAAAGATTCATTTTGTGCAAGAATGGGCGCAGTAGCAGCCAACGCCAAAGACGGCGAACGCGCTAAAGCAGCTCTTAAACGATGGAAGTGTTGATATGGCTACCAAACCCGGCTTATATGCCAATATCCATGCAAAACGTGAGCGCATAGCCGCTGGTTCTAAAGAAAAGATGCGCCAGCCAGGCGACAAGGGCGCTCCAACAGCCAAAGCGTTCAAAGAATCTGCCAAAACAGCGAAGAAGAAATAATCATGCCATTGGTTAAATCAAAATCACCCGAAGCCTTTCGCAAGAACGTGAAAGCTGAAGTGGCCGCAGGCAAACCCGTCAAGCAGGCCGTGGCCATTGCCTACTCAGTCAAGCGCGAAGCCCAAAAAACAGCGGCCAAGAAAAAATGAAAGCACTGCAAGATTGCATCATCATTGAGCGCGATGTTGACAAGCACCCCTTGTTTGTGTTGCCCCAAACTGAAAAGCTAGGTACTGGCATTGCTGTTGCCATTGGCCCAAAATGCCTAGACATCAAAGTTGGTGACCATGTATACTTCGATGTAGGGCAAGAATTTAAGCAGGGTGGCAAAGACTATGTCATCATGCGTGAGCCTCATATTTTAGGGGTTTTGGAATGAATGATCCTACTGGTATTGTTGCAGCGGCTAACGTAGCGGCTGGCGGTAAGCCTAAAAAAAGCGATTCAGATATATTGACAACCGCCCGTTCGCGGTTGGACATGGCCGTCTCCGCTTTGGCCGAGAGCCGTGAAGACGAAATTGACGATCTGCGCTTTTATGCCGGATCACCAGACAATCATTGGCAGTGGCCTGCTGACGTATTGGCCACTCGCGGCGCGGTGCAAGGTCAAACGATCAACGCACGCCCAACCCTGACAATTAACAAGCTGCCGCAACACGTTCGTCAAGTGACGAATGATATGCGTCAGAACCGCCCAGGCGCACGGGTTATTCCTGTGGATGACGATGCTGACGTGGAAGTGGCAGACATTTTCAACGGCATGATTCGCCACATTGAGTACATGAGTGACGCTGATGTTGCCTATGACACAGCCTGCGAGAATCAAGTTGCATACGGTGAAGGGTACATCACCCTGATGACCGAGTATTGCGACGAAAACACATTCGATCAGGACATCAAGATTGGCCGTGTTCGCAACTCCTTTTCGGTTTACATGGATCCATTGATCCAAGACCCAACGGGCGCGGATGCAACATATTGTTTTATCACCGAAGATCTGACCAAAGCAGAATATGAGCGCCAGTATCCTGATGCTGCGCCTATCTCTACGCTCCAATCCCTTGGTGTGGGTGACCAGTCAATCAGCAACTGGCTTAATGAAGACACAGTGCGTATTGCGGGTTATTACTACATCGAATACGACACGACTAAGCTGAATTTGTACCCTGGCAACCAGTCTGCCTTTGAGGGCACGCCTGAAGACAAGATGCTGAAAGACATGTTTGGCAAAGCCATCAAGTCGCGTGAGTCTGAGCGCCCACGGGTGATGTATTGCAAGATCAACGGCTACGAAATCCTTGAACAAAAAGAGTGGGCTGGCAAATGGATCCCTGTGATCCGTGTTGTTGGCAATGAATTTGAAGTTGATGGCCGTTTGTATGTCTCTGGCCTTGTGCGTAACGCCAAGGACGCCCAAAGGATGTACAACTATTGGGTTTCGCAAGAAGCTGAGATGCTGGCGCTCGCCCCCAAGGCTCCTTTCATTGGCTACGGCGGCCAATTTGAGGGCTACGAGGACAAGTGGAAGACAGCCAACACAAACAACTGGCCTTACCTCGAAGTCAACCCTGACGTTACAGACGGCCAAGGTGCAGTCTTGCCACTACCCCAGCGGGCGCAGCCACCAATGGCCTCTAGCGGTCTATTGCAGGCCAAGGCAGGCGCATCTGAGGACATTAAGTCCACAACTGGTCAATACAATGCCTCATTGGGCATGGGATCGAACGAAAGAAGCGGCAAAGCCATTCTGGCCCGCCAGCGTGAGGGCGATGTTGGTACTTATCACTATGGTGACAACCTGACCCGTGCTGTGCGCCATGTGGCCCGTCAGTTGGTGGACTTGATTCCCAAGATTTACGACACACAGCGTATTGCCCGCATCATTGGTGAAGACGGCGAAACGAAGATGGTCAAGATCAACCCTGACCAGCAAGAACCCGTCAATAAGATTGTGGATCAGAACGGCATTGTGATCGAGAAAATCTACAATCCCGGCGTTGGCAAGTACGATGTGGTGGCCACGACTGGCCCAGGCTATGCAACCAAGCGCCAAGAGGCGCTGGAAGCCATGGCTCAATTGTTACAGGGTAATCCCCAACTGTGGCAAGTGGCTGGTGACTTGTTCGTTAAGAATATGGACTGGCCTGGCGCACAGGAAATGAGCAAACGCTTTGCCAAGACCATTGATCCCAAGTTCTTGTCGGATGGCGAGGACGATCCAGCATTGCAGGCGGCCCAGCAACAGATTCAGGCCATGGGCGCTGAGATGGAGCAGATGCACCAGATGATCCAAAACGTCGGCAAATCAATTGAGATGCAGGACTTGGAGCGCAAGGACTTTGAGGCTCAGATCAAACTGTATGATGCCGAAACCAAGCGTATTGCTGCGGTGCAGGCTGGTATGACCGAAGAACAGATCCAAGACATCGCCATGGGTGTGGTTGCTGCTGCCATGGAGTCGCAAAACACGGTCAACCAGATGCCTGAGATGCGTGAGGAATCCATGCCCATGGAGATGGAACCTCAAATGACACCACCAGAACAACAGATGGGAATGCCACAATGAAAGCAAATGAATTTTTAGGCTTGCTGTTCTTGGCGCGGGATGTCGCACATTCCGTGCATCTGAACACTCGCAGCTTTAGCAAGCATGAAGCGCTAAATATCTTTTACAACCGCATCATTGGTGCGGCTGATGACTTTGCCGAAGCCTACCAAGGCCGGTACGGTCTGATTGGCCCAATTACCTTGAATTCGGCCAAGAAGACGGCCAACATTACTGAATTTTTGCAGGACTCACTTGCTGAAATTGAGGCCGCCCGTTACGATGTATGTGATAAATCTGATTCATCACTGCAACAATTGATAGATAATATCGTTGAGATTTATCTTCGCACGCTGTACAAGCTCAAATTCTTGGCATAAGGAAGCACCATGGCTAATTACACCCAAACCGCAGCAACCACACAAGTTAAAGTTGGTGCTGGCAAGCTGTTCGGCATCTTTGTGACCGCATCTTCAAGTGGCACTTTGACAATCTATGACTCAGGCGCGTCAAGCACTGGTGATCCTAAGATTACCGATACATTTTCTGTGACCGCAGGCACGACTTATGTAAACATTCCAGCCGGTTTGTTTTTTAACAAAGGTCTGTACATTGTTTTAGCGGGAACTTCCGCAGCGTTCACAGTCGCATACGAATAAAGGTTAATCATGGCCGTCTTTCTCTCCCCTGTGGGCGGCGTTGCGGCCCAGTTTTTTACCAATACCGGTTCAGTACTGACTGGCGGTAAGCTGTACACCTATGCGGCTGGTACAACAACCCCTCAAGTTAGCTATACAACCAGCGCAGGAACTGTTGCCCGTACAAACCCAATTATTTTGGATGCGGCTGGGCGAGTAGCTGAAGGCGGCGAGATATGGATTACATCTGCGTCTTATAAATTTGTTTTAAGAGATTCAACTGATGTACTGATTGCAACTTACGACAACATTTCTGGCATTGGTGCAGCGTCCGTATTAAATTACACAGGAGATGGAACGACTGTTGCGTATGCAGTTACAGGAAATGTATTAGATATATACATCAATGGTGTATACCAAAACAAAAATACATATTCTGTTTCAGGAGCATTATTGACGTTTAGTCAAGCACCGCCATTTACTTCTCTTATTGAGATTTTGTACAGTTAATAAGGATTGGTCATGGCTAATACAAAAATTTCTGCGCTAACTTCTGCAACAACCCCCCTTGCGGGAACAGAAGTTTTGCCAATTGTTCAATCAAGCGCCACAGTTAAAGTTGCAACAAATGATTTAACGGTTAGAAATATCCGTGCAAATGCAACAACTGGTATTCTGCAAGTAACTGGCCCTGCGGCTGCTTCAACCCGCGTGGTGACTGTCCCTGATGCTAACTTTACCGCAGCGCGTACCGATGCAGCCCAATCGTTCACTGGCGATCAAACTTTAAGCACAGGCAATTTAGTAATCGGCACATCTGGCAAAGGCATCGACTTTACTGCCACTGCGGGTTCAGGCACAAGCGAGTTGTTTGCTGACTATGAAGAAGGTACTTGGACACCCGCTAGTGGAATTGGTTCTGCCTCTAGTGTGGCAGGCACATATACTAAACAAGGACGGGCGGTATTTTTTACAGGAACTTTAACTTTTCCTGTTCAAGTAGATGCAAATGTTGCAACCATTACTGGGCTGCCATTTTCAGCTAGCGCGTCTTCATATGGCTCAGCTGCTATTAGATATACAAATCAAGGAACAGCATTTACTATGTTTCAAACTGGAACATCAATAAATATGTTTTTACTTAGCGGCGGCGGGGCTTCATACACTGCTTTTAGTAACATCCGCGTGGATTTTGCTGGCTTTTATTTTGTTTAAGGCTAAAAATGTCGCTTACTAAAGTTTCTTATTCAATGATTACTGGTTCGCCAGTTAATGTGCTTGACTATGGTGCTGATCCAACTGGCGCCGCAGACAGTCAACCCGCAATTCAAGCGGCAATTGACGCAGGGGCTACAGATATTGTCATTCCAGCAGGAACTTATCGGGTAAACAGTAATATTACTATTACAGCGGCCAGTGCGGTAAAAAACATCACTGGCATTGGCAATGTAGTTTTAAAACTTTACACTGCCGTTCAATCTCAAATTTTTTACCTACCATCACCTGCGCCAAGCTACCCTACAAAACAATTTTTAAATATATCTAATTTGACGTTGGATTCTAACGGCAGCAACATAGACGGATTGCAAACTTACGGAATTCTTTCAGTTAATACCAGTTATTCTCAATTCAACAATATACGATCTACAAACTTTAGCGGTGCGGGTCTTGAACTTAGAGGTTGCGTTTATGTTGG